AAGCGAAAGCAATTCGGCTTCGACAAGCTGCATGCAACAACGTACCTGAATAACGAGCGATGGAACGACCCACATGAAGAAAATCAACCAAGAGTTACTGAATCAGGCTACAAGCCAAATTCAATCGACGCATACAACGAGAGGTTGCTCGCCAAGTACGGACATGCTTCCGCACCGATCGAACGGGAAATCAATCCAGTTGACGGTAGCGGATTGGGTTAATACCAAGTTCCGTGAGGCTTACTTGAATCGCTGGTCGTCAGAATCTCTACCCGCGACATGGGAGCAAGGGCTTAGTGTTCTTACCGTTGAGCAAATCCGCAAGGGTATGGCGAAAGTACTGATTGATTCAGCTAACGGCTGGCCTCCAACACTTTCAGAGTTTATCGATGCTTGCCGGAATCTCGGGTTTGATTTGTCAGCTTGCTTCGAGCGATTCATGGCGAACGCTAAGCCAAGCAATCACTTTGAAAGACTCGTATTTACCGATGCTGTACATGCAAACGTTAAGCGCAGAGCGATTGGTGACGATGAACGAGCATTTAAAAAAATTTTCGACAAATGGGTTAAGCGATTTTCAGCCGGTGATATTCCTCAGGATGTTCCAGCGCTTCCTCCAAAGTCGGTAGTGATGCCAACAGATATCGCAAGAGAACGAGCTGGCGTTCCTGACCCAAGTAAGTATCGCAACGGTTCGATATTCAGTCGAATCGCACAGCTAGGCAGCAAGTCTAGTCAAGTTGGAAAAGAAAACCGAGGTAACGACCAATGAGTACTGATTTAATCAACTTAGACATCATCAAGCCAAAGACAATTGAGGTTGTCACCCTAAATGCATTCATGGCAGCAGTTCGCGGAAACCAGACGCAAGCGGCGATCTATCTTGAAATCAATCGAGGCACTTTACGAAAGTACCTCAAGAAAGATGAGTACTACCGACTTGAAGTCATCAGAAACTCAATCGGTGATGTTATCAACGTCAAAATCATCAACAAGTAGGTGTGCCATGAATCTTGAACAATGGAAATCAAGCAAGAAATACCAAAGCCGAATTAACTACGGAACACAAATCGGCAGAGTGATCCGAGTTATGACCGAGTATGGCGGTTGGTACACGTTGAGAGAAATCGAAAAGATGATCTCAGCTCGTTATCAGGACAAAGACACTCAAGCAGCAATCAGTGCTCGTCTACGTGAAATTAGCGCAGTTAAACACGGCCTTGTTAAGCACAGAAGAATGGAAATGGTTAACGGCAAGCAAGTACATCGATACAGCTTAATTCCGTTTGTGCCGGTGCGTGATGTTGCTGAGAAAATCGGGGTAACGGCATGAACAAGAAACGTAAAGCTATTTGGGACAAGTCTGGCGGCAAGTGCTGGTATTGCGGGTGCGATCTACCTGAAAAAGGTTGGCATGCAGATCACTTTGAGGCGATTGTCAGAAGTCCAGTTATAACTGGGTATGAGACGGTAAAAAGGGAAACATACCTAGGCGTAGATATGTCATACAAGCGCCCAGTTTATGGAATATCCATAAAACACGAGTCTCTTGATACTCAGGACAATCTAGTACCTTCATGCGCTCCATGCAACTTAATGAAAGGCAAGCTAAGCGTTGACGGTTTCAGGAATCTAATAGCAGACCAAAAAAGAATGCTGCTAAGTAAACCATTCCTAAGAAATGCAGTGAGATTCAAAGTAATCAATTTGTCTGAAGAACCTATCGTTTTTTGGTTTGAAGAAAATAACTCTTTAGGTGGCACTCATGAATAAACTAACCATTTTGAGCGTGTTCTTCATCACTGCATTGGTTGCGATGCTGGTAGGAGTACTGATTTCTCATCTTGAAATCAGCGGTGAATCTAAAGGCATTGCCATCTATGCGTGCTCTTGCGTTGTTGCTTATGTGCTTTACGTCATTTCTGGTGAGTCAAAGCGTGACGATTTGGAGGATGAAGGCGATGACTAAATTCGTGATTGGAATTGACCCAGATTCAAAGGCTCATGGTGTCTCAATCTACGAGAACGAAAAGCTTATTGAGCTGCATTCTCTGAATACACCAAAGCTATCCATGTTGCTCAAGAACTTGAAGCAATTCGGTGAAATCATTGTATCTATCGAGGACAACGATTCTGTTAGTGCGGTGTACGAAGGCCGATTTAAAAACACCGATTCACAGGCTGTCAAAGCGAAGAAATCCCAGCATGTCGGCATGGTGAAACAGGCGCAGCGCGAAGTTGAACGCTGGTGTGAAGAGCTTGGTATTACCGTTGTTAAGCAGAAGCCATCAAGCGCATGGAAAGATACCAATGACAATCAATTCAAACTTGTTACAGGTTGGCAAGGTCGCAGCAACGAAGATACCAGAAGTGCAGCATACATGGGATTTCTCGGGCTAAACAAACCTGTTCCATTCAGAGCTAAAAACCATCGTTTAGTTAATCAGGTAATGAGGTGATATATGGATAAGATGGTTGTCATTACCAGCGAAGAGAGCGTAGAAATTGTTAGAAAGCAGCTTTTAGAAGGTCTTAAAAACGGCAAGCGTCAGATCGCAAAAATTACAGACAAGCGGTCTCTTGATGCAAACGCTCAGGTTTGGGTCTGGACGCCAATTATTGCAGATTTCATGGGGTGGACCGTTCCAGAAGCAGCTAAAGAATTGAAGTTAGATTTCGGGCTTCCAATACTGCTTAGCGATCCTGATGCAGGAAAGAAAACAAAATTCATTCTGAGGAAATGTGGATTTTATACAGCCGATCGTTCTTTTCAATTGAACATGATTGATTACCTTCCTGTTACAAGGCTCTTTTCTACAACTCAGCACAATGCTTACCGCGATGCTATTCAAATCCACTTTGCAAAGAACGGGCTCGTTCTCGAGTATGAGGATAAGAAATGACTCTGGCCAGAAGTAAAAAAATCATGAAATCCGCTAAGGGCGAAGACTGCACGCTTCGTCTAGTTGGCATTTGCAATTTCAATCCTGAAACAACCGTTGCTGCTCATGTTGGCGTTCGTCGCGGCATGGCTATTAAGTGCGGTGACAACATGGTTGTTTACGCTTGTTCCAGCTGTCATTCAGCTATCGATTCAGCAGGGCGCGATCAATACGCATCAGACAAGTTACGTGCCATCGAAGAAACTCAGGAAAAACTCATTGAAAAAGGGCTGTTGGTGGTTGAATGAGAGACTATTTAAAAGATTTGGGAGCAACGCAGGCAATTATTAGGCAATGGGGGGCATGGGCGCACAATAACCCTGGTTGTGGTTGGTATACGGAAATGCCAGGGCTGTCAAATGTACTGCCAAGGAAAAACTCATCAATAACCAATAGATTGACAGATGAAGAAGCAATGAAAATAGAAGAGATTGTTGCTATGGCGTTCAGATATGAACCAAGAAAAAGCGCGAAAGATTTCTTTATTCTTCATTACGTTAATCACCGGTCAAAAAATGAGATAGCTATAGCTACTAAGTGCGACCCAATGACGGTAGGCAGACAGATAAGAGATATCGAGCATTTCATATCAGGCGTGCTCGCCTCAAGAAACTACAATTTATGTGGTTAAAAAAATCGAAAAAAATCTGTGCAGTCTATATTTTTTACTCTAGTCTGACAGTATCAAAGCTACGGCGGCTGCACTGTTTCGCTGCTATCAAATAAAACAAAGCTCGGCATTTATGTCGGGCTTTTTTCGTTTTCTATCCTCAGTTGTTAAGAAGGACACTCCGACAGGGGGTGGATATGCGTATGAATAAAGATATCTCCAGCGCTCTGTCGTATACGTGGGCTTGGGTTTGTGGGTTGTTTGCGTGGGTTCCCGGCATTTCTCCAGACTGGTGGACGGTGATTATCGGTGGTGTAGGTATGGTGATAACCGCTGCAATTAACTGGCACTGGCAGAAGAAGACATTTCAAAAAAGATTCAAGAAGGAACGCATGGATGAGCAAAGTGGCTAGTACTGCTCGTGCTTTAGCCTTGGCTGGTGCTGGTGCGATAGCAATAGCGGTGTCGATGATTAAGCCATTAGAAGGTTTAGAGTTAAAGCCTTATTACGATGTAGCAGGTGTTCTTACTGTCTGCTGGGGTCACACAGGTTCCGATATCATTGAAGATAAGACATATACCAAACAAGAATGTGAAGATCTTCTTGAGTCTGACCTAGAAAAGGTAAAGCGAAGAATTGACCCGCTAATCAAGCCAGCTCTTCCAGAATCCACCAAAGCAGCGCTTTATTCATTCACCTACAACGTTGGTATTGGCGCATTTTCCCGATCAACCTTACTGAAAAAGCTGAATAGGGGGCAGATAACCGGAGCATGCGAAGAGCTAAAGCGATGGGTTTACGCTGGCGGTAAAAAGTGGAAAGGCTTGATGACTCGTAGAGATATCGAGGAAGCGATATGCAAGTTCTCTTTAAAGTCAGTAGATATAAGACTTGAGCACTACATCAAGCTAAAGGATAGCGGTGAAAATGTTGACGCGATTGAAATTTATAATGCCGGCAGTCTTAGCTCTTTTGTTTATAGCAATTACATCTCTCTATCTAATTGAAAGGGAGCGGCTTAAGGCATCAAGAGTTGAGCTTAGCCAAGCTCAGTCAGAGCGTGATTCACTCTACGACTTGAGTATTCGCCAGGTTGAAAAAATTCACTCGTTCAACGAACTCAGTGAAAAGCATGCAAAGGAACTGTCCAATGCACAGAAAGAAATTGATCGCCTTAGCGATAGTATCCGCACTGGCAAACAGCGGGTGTACGTCAAAGCCGATTGTCCAACAGTGTCCGGAGCCGATAAAGCCGGAAGCGTGGGCGATGCAGGAACCGCACGACTTAGCGACACAGCTAGAGAAGATTATCTACGCCTCAGAAGAATGATGGCGGATAACTTACAGCAAACGAGATACTTGCAGGACTACATAAGAACCCAGTGCTTATCGGTCAAGTAGTGAATTTAAACTCACAATTTTGAATTGTTAATCATTTTTGTTGGAAATAATCCGGCTTTTTATCAGTAGTTATGAATAGAGAGTGAATATGAGCAAGCTTACTGACAAACAAGAGATGTTCTGTCGGGAGTATCTCATTGACCTGAACGCTACACAGGCAGCGATTAGAGCTGGTTACAGTGAGAAGACAGCCAAAGAGACTGCATACGAAAACCTCACAAAACCTCACATAGCAGATCGCATAACTGAACTTAAATCCCAAAGGGTAGAAGATACCAAGATTAGCGCTAACTATGTCTTAAATCGCTTGGTTGAAATAGACCAAATGGACGTTATCGATATCACTAATGATGACGGATCTCTAAAGCCTATCAGCCAGTGGCCTAAAGTATGGCGCACAACATTAAGCGGATTAGATGTCGCTGAAATTATGCAAGATGGTGGCGTGGCTGGATTACTGAAGAAGATTAAGTTGCCTGACAAGGTTAAGAACCTTGAATTACTCGGAAGACACGTTGAAGTTCAAGCGTGGAAAGATAAAGTTGAAATTGAAGCCTCTGAGAATATGACTCCTTGGGGGTTAATCAAGGCTGGAGTAGATGAGTGAACTTGCATTTTATCCTCAGAAAGTATTTGCACCGGCTTACTACACAGACCCGAATGAAATACTAAAGCGTAGAACTATATTCAGAGAGGAATACGATTTCTTTGTTGATTATGGTGGTCGTGGTGGCGGTAAGACTCAAGATAAAGTTGAAGCTGTAGTTGTAGAGGCTTCACTTAGAAGAGTTCGCGTTCTTGTTGGTCGTGAGCTGCAAAACTCAATTGAGGAATCAGTAAAAGCAGAGATTGAAGAAAAGATAGCTGAGCTTGGTCTTGGCTGGTTCTTCAAGATTACTGATAAACAGATCGTTGGTCGCAATGGTTCAAAGTTCATATTCAAGGGCATCAAGAACAACATCAACAACCTTAAGTCGATTGCTAACGTTGATATTGTTTTACTTGAAGAAGCTGAGAATATTTCCAAGAAGTCTTGGGAAAAGCTTTTGCCATCTATTCGACCTAAGTCTGGGCGTCCAATTGTCATTGTCATATTCAACCCAGACGATGAGTTAGACGACACTTATCAGCGCTGGATTGTTGATACTCCAGATAAAACCCTAATCACCAACTGCAACTATTACGACAATAAATACTTTCCTAAGCATCTGGAAGAGCAGCGTAAGCATGCTAAGAAAACACTTCCGTTGCGTGACTATGAGCATATCTGGCTTGGAAAACCAAAAGGACCAGGTGGAAACATCATCATTGATCCTGAGTGGGTTAAGGCTGCTAGGTTTGCTAGTGATAATCCTGATTGGGTCAAGGTAGGGAAGAAAGTTGTTGGTTATGACCCAGCTGGTCAAGGTCGAGATTGTCATGCCGTTACCTATATTGACGGTAACCAGCTAGAAGAAATCGATGAGTGGCCGTTATCGCCTGATTTGAGAGTTGGAACAAGACGCTCTCTTGCAATGGTGCGCAAGCATAATGCAGACCTTTACCGTTACGATGAATGTGGTGGTTTTGGTGATGGTGTCGCTGTTTTTGTTAACGACAACATTACAGGCAAAGATGAAGACGAAGACGGCAAGTTAATTCCTTCTATCAATGTTGAAGTTGTGCCTTTCAATGCTGGTGATTCGCCAGTTAATGCTGATAAGGAAATCGAAGGTACTGAAAAAACTTGGGGCGAAACATATACGAATGCTAAAGCTCAAGCTCATGCGGTATTCGCTCAATTACTTTACAACACCTATCGATTCATCGTGCTCGGTGAGAGAGACATCAATCCTGAAGACATGTTGTCTATTAATCTTCCTGACGATACTGAGTTCAATAAGCTTCGCAAAGAGCTAACCACGCCTATCTGGGTTAAGTCAGAAGTAAATAGCAAGAAGAAGGTCGAAAGCAAAGACGCGATGGAGAAGCGGACTGGGCAACCATCGCCTAACATCGCGGACTCTTCAATTATGTGTAAAGCACCATTAGAGAAGAAAAACAACGCTCTCGGAATGATGATCCCTAAACGATTGAGATAACTATGGCCTTATTCAAAGTAAAAGCGCGAGACGGTTCTGTTTCGCTGCTTGTCCGTGCGCGCTGCATAACATGCGCTCGTGAAACAGCTGTTAATACCTACACAGCGAAAGAAACATTACTTTGGCGTGATCCTAACTTATCCAGCGTTGAAGTAATCCATAACCCATCGACAACATTGCATGAACCAAACGGCAAGCGTTGTGTGCTTGAACGGACGGAATACGAAGTATGAGCGATAAAATACAAATGGCAGTTAACCATGCTCTTCATCTGCGAGCTAATAGCTACCAGAATGATGCAGTTGCTGCTGCTCGTGCTGCGCTAATCAATCCCATGGGTATGGACCATAAACGGTCTTCTGCTTGGTACGAGTACGGCTGGAAAGAGCAATTAGATTTCTCCGACTTGTATAACGCTTATCGTCGTTGTGGGTTGGCGTTCTCTGCTGTAAACAAGCTAATCAGCAGATGTTGGTCGTCTTTCCCTCAGGTTATTGAGGGTGAAGAGCAAGATGAATCCAAGAAAGAAACTGCTTGGGAGAAATCGAACAAGACCATTTTAACTAAGAAATTATGGAAGGCGTTTTCAGAAGCGGATAAGCGCCGTTTGGTTGGGCGTTATGCGGCAATACTGATTCACTTTCGTGATAGTAAGAAATGGCATGAGCCAGTAGATAAAGGGCGAGGTATTGCAAAGTTTACCGTAGCTTGGGCGAACTGCATTAAGCCTAAATCCTATGAATCCGATTTAAATAGCGAAGCATACGGAGAGCCAACTGCATGGTCATACACGGCAACTTTACCAAATGGCGGCAAGAAGGTATTTGATGTTCACCCAGACAGGGTATTTATCCTCGGTGATTACACGCTAGATGCTATCGGATTTCTTGAGCCGGGTTACAACGCACTAACCAACATCGAGAAAGTAGAGGGCGGTTCTGGTGAGTCATTCCTCAAGAACGCTGCCAGACAGTTGAACATCAACTTTGATAAAGAAATTGATTTTAATAACCTCGCTTCGTTATACGGTGTGAGTGTTAATGAGCTACAGGATAAATTCAACGAAGTAGCCAAAGAGATAAACAGGGGCAATGACGTATTGATGTCAACGCAAGGGGCTACAGTTACGCCACTTGTCGCTAATACGCCAGATCCAACTCCGCCATATGATATTAACCTGCAGACGTTCTCATCATCGGTGGATATTCCGGGACGAATTCTAGTTGGCAACCAGCAGGCTGAACGGTCAAGCACTGAGGACAACAAGTATTTTAATGCCCGTTGCCAGTCTCGAAGAGAAATGGAACTCAGCGGTGAAGTAGAAGAGCTTGTCGAAAAACTCACTAATTTAGGCACCATCAAGCCAATATCTGAATTTACGGTTGTTTGGGATGATCTGAACGAATCAACTCAAGTAGAGAAGTTAGAGCAGGCTGAGAAGATGAGCGTTATCAATGATAAGGCTACGTCAACTGGAGCGCCTATATTTGATGACAACGAAATACGTACCGCTGCAGGTTATGAGCCGATAAAGGAAGGCGATCCCCTTCCAGATGAAGAACCGGACTAAACAATGGCAAAGAAAGCTGCATCACCGATATTGCCGCGCAACATCGAAGATCCTACGGGAGTCGATAAGTTAGAGCGTGGTGCCATTAACCAGTTTGAAAAAAGACTGAAAAACATTGGCAGGCGATATGCGGATCTTGTTGAGCGAATTCCTAGCCAGCCAGTCGTTAATAAGAAATACCTGTACGAACTGGATAGTTTAATCCTTCGCATCATCTTGGATGAAGGTGACGCTCTGATTGACGATGAGTTGATTGGTCGTGCAGAGAACGGATGGTTCTTTGAAACTTACGTATCGACGGCCTATCAACGTGGAACTGGTCAGGAATTCTCTAATCTCTCTGCTCAATCTAAAACGTATCGGTCAGAAAACGAATCGCTAACGCAGGTCATTAGACGTGAGCCTTATCGACGTCGAGTCGCAATGCTTCAGGCTCGTGTCTTTGAAGAGATGAAAAGCCTTACCGCAAAAGTAAAAGCGGATATGGCAAGGGTTCTGACTGATGGCATTGCCAGAGGACTCAATCCTCGTGATGTTGCTAGATCGTTAGTCACTCAAGCCAAGTTAGAGCAAGGTCGTGCTAACCGAATAGCAAGAACTGAGATACCAACTGCGTTACGTCGCGCTCGATGGGATGAAACCGAAGATGCAGAGGCGCGATACGGTTTCAAAACCATGCAGATGCACATGTCTGCGCTATCTCCAACAACGAGAACGTGGCACGCAAAAAGGCATGCGAAGTTATTCACGTTGGAGCAGGTCAGAGAGTGGTTTGCTACTGGAGCCAACTCAATTAACTGTTATCTGCCAGGAACGAGAGTCCAAGGCAGATTTTTGGCTGGTTCAAAAGCTGAGTACAGGGGGCCGGTCATCAAGATAGTGACTGCTAGTGGAAGGAATCTTACCGTCACCCCTAATCACCCCATAATGACAAGTAGGGGTTTGGTTTCGGCGGCAGAAATCAACAAAGGCGATTACGCGATCTCTCACGGCGTTGATGTTGAAGATTCTGTTGGGATAACTGACCTGTATTATCAAGATGTTGAATCCAGAATCGAGGATGTATTTACTTCTCTCTCTGAGATCGGTCATTCTTTCTTTGCTAGGGTGAGCGCTATAGACTTCCACGGCGATGCTGAATTCATGGATAAAGATATCGCAGTTGTAATGTCCGATAGGGCGCTGACCTTCACAAGAGATTCCAGAACGCTCAAGAGCTTGGATTATGTCAGCCTCAAACATACCAACTCTGCAGTTTCTCATGGCTTTGGATCTTCTGACTTTAACTTCATCACTGTCAGCGCTTCCTCGCCTTGCAATTTGAGCGTCTTTTGCCCGGTTTTTCCTAAAATTGGCTCCGAGCTTTTGGTTGCTGAGAGTTGCTGCTTCGGACATTGTTCGGCATTTAAAACCGTTGGATTTCAAAAACCTGTTTATTGTGATTCTGGAAAACCCAATATCCATGCTGATTTGTTGGATGGTTTCTCCACTCATATGTCTAAGGTAGATGTCTTCTGCGGTGAAAAAGTCAGATATGAGCCTCATGCTCCTTATTCCATGCTTTCTTGCGTAGTTCATGACTGTAATTCTGGCAATCCCGAGTTTTTTAGCAATATCGCTAGGGTCGGTTCCGGACTTCAATTCCATGACGAGATTATCGACATCGTTGTTTTTGAGTATTTTGGTCAAGTTTACGATCTCCAAGAGGTTTCAGGTTTAATGGTTGCAAATGGAATAATAGCAAGTAATTGCAAATGTTCAAATGTAACAGTCCTAGTTGATAAAGATGGGAATCCGCTCAACGAAACGATCATTGAACGAGCCGAGAAAATGTTCAAGAAGTCGAAGTTCGCAACTAATCAAAAATGTTCATGCTGCCACTGATGCAGTTAGGGGATGAAATGAAAAAATCAAAAGTTTCACTTGTCGTTAACTCATCACTCGCGGTGAATCGTGAGTCTTGCATCCAAGTGAACGTTACTACTCGCGTTAACAATCAATCGATTCGACGCGAAACATACAACGGCCGTGAGCATTGGGTATTGCCTAGTTACACGCTACCAGCAAACGTGATTATGAACGGTGGTTTGTACACCGCTGAGCAGATAGATAAGCACTATGAAGGTCTGGAAGGTACTTTAGCTCCGCTAGGCCATCCTACTTTGAACGGTGCATTTATCTCTGCGTTTAGTGCTGAAGGTATTAACCAAGGCCACGTTGGGGCATGGAACCGCAACGTTAAGAAATCTGGTAACCGTGTCTATGTGGAAAAATGGGTAGATATCGAGAAAGCCAAAGAGTCACCAAAAGGCAATGAGCTCATTGAGCGTGTCGAAGCTATCGAACGTGGTGACGATGTTCCTCCTATTCATACAAGTATCGCGGTTTTTCTTGAAGAGCTAGAGCCAACCGAAGAACAGCGAAACATGGGCGCGAATTGGGTGGCTGACATCAAAGCCGTTGACCATGATGCCATTCTGCTAAATGAAGTTGGCGCAGCTACACCGGAACAAGGCGTTGGTTTGATGGTTAACGCTGACCTAGCAAAGCCTATGCAGATGCTAAAAGTTAACTCTGGCGTTCTTGTGGGCGAAAGCTTCCGCGAGTTAGAACGCCGATTAGAGAAAGCCGCCAAAGATAAGTTTGCACCGGGTAACGATGAATATGCGTGGGTGGCAGACTTTACCAGTTCTCAGGCGATCGTCATTACCAACGGCGGTAAGGCAAAAGTATACGGATACAAATCTGAAAGCGGAAAAATTGTATTTGACGATGATGGTACTGATGTCCAGAGAACTGAGTCATGGACAGCGATTATCGCAAACAAAGCAAAGAATTTATTCAACCTGCAGAAACAACCTGCAGCAAACAAACAGGAGGGCGACATGCCTTTAACACCAGAAGAGAAAAAAGAACTCGTAGGCGAGGTTAGTCAGGCTGTCGCTGCCAATATGCAAGAAGCCTTAAAACCGATTACTGAACAGTTCACTACTTTCCAAGCAAACACAGAAGAGCAGTTCAAAAAGCTTACTGCTAACCACGATGCAGATGAAGCGCGCAAGCGTGAAGCTGTTTCAAAACAGTTCGGTGAAATCGTTGCTAACTCACTGCAAGGTGATGCTCTTGATGAAATGTTCAAGAAGTGTGGCTCTGCTGCGCCGATTGGTACCAACTCTGCTACTGAGCAGGCTGAAACGGGTGCGCCAAAAGCGGACGAATATTTCCCTCAATAAGGATGGTGAACAATGCGCTATCGTCGTATTAACCTAGACGGCAAGTCCGTCACAGAAACCCGCTTGGCTGCTGCTAATACACTGCCTGGCGTTCTCGTAAACATCGATTCTAGTGAAGAGTTTGCCGTTGTTTCAGCTCTATCTGGACGTATGTACGTAATGCATCCAGCATCACACCAAGGCTTAGGAATTGCAGAAGCGGTTCCAGCTGGTGATTCTGGTGTTGCTGAATACGTCGAAGAAGGTCGCGAACTCGCGCTTCTTTGTCCTGCTGGTGCATACAAAAAAGATACACCAATCAAGCTTGGTACCGCTGGCAAAGGTGCAATTGGTGTTGAAGGTACGGACGTTATTATTGGCTATTCTCAGGACGAAGTTACCCTGACTGCTAATGATCTCATCCGTGTTCGTTTCCGTAGTGGCGTTGCTGTAACCGCTTAACAGGAGAAAGTAGATGTTTTTTACTCGTGAAACACTGGCGGCTAACCGCAACGTTCAAGGCCACTGGGAAGATCTTTGGGCTACACGTAACATTGTTAGCGCCAATATGCAGTCAATGATCACTGCAAACCGAGCTCACATGACACCGGAAATGATTGCCGCTAACGCTGCAACTGGTTTCGCTCGTGAGTTCTGGCAAGAGGTTGACCGCATGGTTGTTCAATCTCGTGAAGAAACCATTGGTATGGAAATGCTGATTGATCTTCTTGCCATCCAAACCACACTACCAATCGGTAAAACTGCCAAACTATACAATATTGTTGGCGACATTGCGGATGATGTTTCAATCACAATCGATGGTCAGGCTCCATTTAGCTTTGATCACACAGATTATGATTCTGACGGTGACCCGATTCCTGTTTTCCTAGCAGGTTTTGGTGTTAACTGGCGTCATGCTGCTGGCCTAAGCTCTGTAGGTCTTGATTTAGTTCTAGACTCTCAAGCTGCGAAGATGAAGATCTACAATGAAAAGCTAGTCAGCTATGCGCTTGATGGTGCCGCTGGCGTCAGAGTGGATAGCAAAACTGGTCAAGGTGCGCGAAACCACCGAAATACCAAGAAAATCAATCTTGGCGCTTCTGGTTCGAATATCGACCTCACCAGTGCTACACCTTCTGAGTTGCTAAATTTCTTCACTAAAGGTGCATTCTTCACTAACGCCATCGACAACTATGTAACAGTTTACGATGTTGTTTGGGTGTCTCCGCAAATCAAAGCAAACCTTGGCACTGATTACGTGGTTAATGGTGTTGTGAAAGGCACTATCGAGAAAGAGCTGATTGCTCGCGGTAAGGTTCGTGAGTTCCGAGAAACGTACGCCATGACAGGTAATGAATTCTTGGGTTACGAGCGTAAGCAATCAACGATTACACCTCTTGTCGGTATGACAACTGGTATTACCCCGTTACCTCGTCCAATGCCTAACAGCAACTATAACTTCCAGATCATGGGTGCTATGGGTATGCAGGTTAAGAAGGACAAGGACGGTCGTTCTGGTGTCGTTTACGGCGCGAACATGGGCTAAGGAGTAACACATGAAATATATCGTTGAAATCCCTTGGCATGGCGTAAAAAAAGGCGCAATCGTTGAGCTTAAAGAGCTTCACCCTTCACTAAAGGCAAATGTTAGACCATACATTGAAGTTGAAAGTGATGGTGATGAAAACGAGCTGAAATTGCAAGTTGGTGCAATTCTGCAAGAAGCTCGAGATGGTGCAGCGCTGATTATTAGTGATGCTGAAAGCAAAGCTAGAGAAATCATCGCAGATGCTGAGGCAAAAGCCGGAGCTTTGGTTCCTGCCACACCAGAAGCAACGTCTGTAAAGACAACTATCAATCTGGAAGACAAAGACCAAGTTAAAGCAAAACTCAAAGAACTGAATATTGAGTTTGACGGTCGCTCTAGTCTTGAAGATCTAGTTGCGTTACTTCCTGCTTAATCAGACATTAAGTAAAACAATAAAGCCTCACTTCGGTGGGGCTTTTTCTTTGAGGTCATCATGATCACATCAGAACAAGCAAAGCAATATTTACAGTCACAGGGAATTGATGCCGGTACCACACCAGATTTCATTGTCATTGGTTGGGTAGAGTTGGCTAACTCAGTGAATGATTGTCTAGATGCAAATTATTCTGCAAATACCGCTTTGCTTATTCAGTGTTATTTAATCTCGCTAATGGCTTACGCCCAATCGGACAAGATGTTATCAAGTCAAACGGCTCCGTCCGGTGCGGCTCGCTCATTCAAATACAAAAACTTTGCCGATCGATGGAAAGCGCAGTTGAACCTATTGCGTGGACTAGACAAAAGTGGATGCACTACTGATTTGATACCACCAGACCCAACGCAAAATTCATTTGCAGGGATATGGCTAGGTAAGGGTGGGTGCTTATGAGTGCTACTGCTAACTGGTCATACACCAACACAGCAACAGTAAAACCATTTATCGGTATTGACCAATGGTCAGGTGAAACGACCTATGGTGAAGAGTTTGAGATTGCTTGCACATGGACTGCTAAGTCTGAACAGATGCGAGACGATAAAGGGAAAGAATTCATATCAAACTATGAAATCTTCACCGAAAACGCTGCGCCTAAATATCTCGATCTCATCCAGTTAAATGGTCATTCCGAATGGCAAGAAATACGGTCCCGTACTGAATGGGATATGAGTTTTTTCTCAGAAGAACCTGATTACAAATTGGTGACATGATGCATAACCCAAAGCCAGAAAACGCAATAAAACCGAAACCACCCGGAGCTGAATATCCAAGCAAGGCTAAGCAAGCTCTGATTAAAGCGCTTGATTTGCTTCTCGATGAATATGATGAAGATCCGCGCAATCCAGTGATTAAAGAACTGCAACAGCTTGTCAATGCACAAGATGATATCCCTTCTGGAGAGGTTGAACTCACTGCCGTTCTTTCTCCGGGTGGAGCATACAAAGTTCACGATCAGCATGGACGCCCAGTAAAAGGGGTTAAATCTGTCGCAGTATTTCCAGATCAAAGCGGGCAATCGGTGTTTCAAATTAATTTGTAGCGTACAGCGGTCGTAGATTATGACGGTTAAAGGAATAGAAAAAGTTAAAGCTGGTTTTGATCGCATTGTTGGAACCATCGAGGAAACTCGTACAGAAGCAGCTATATACGCAATTCTTAGCGAAGGTGGCGCGATTGCTCAAACGATGGTGCCAGTCGATACAAGTACGTTGATTAACAGTCAGTACGCGCCTCAGTTCGAAAATAGAGCTGGGGGAATGACGGGGTATATCGGTTACACAGCCAAATACGCAGGCGCAGTGCATGAAATGCCCGGAAAGCTTAAGGGAATGCCAAGAGCGCATTTCGGCAAAACAGGGAATCAATCTGCATTTGGTCCTCAGCAAGTAGTTGAGTTTGGTGGTGGGTCTCTTACTGGCAATTACTGGGATCCAGATGCTGAACCTCAATGGTTGACTAAAGGGTTTAACGAGTTGCAGCCAAAAATACCATCAATATTAGAGAGGATGTACCGTGTCTGAGCAATTAAAAGCGTGGATTGAATCTCTATTAGACAGCAAGTATCAGTACAGCATGGGCGCTTGGGTTGATAACGAGACCATTCAGTACATCTGTGCCATTTATCACATGGGCGGTGCTCCTGTTGACGTTGATACCCGCCGTCCTAGATTCAGAATCTTACTCGTGGGTCCTGAAAATGGTCGTCAATATGCTGCCACTCTTCTATCTGACATCGAATTACTTATGCAAGAGTCAATCGATGGCACCGTTCCTTGTGGTGCTGCTGCAATACGAGCAATGACGGAGCCTTCCGGCGTTGGTTACACAGAAGAAAACAGGCCGTTTGTGTCTGTTGATTTTCAACTTACTTACTAGGAATCATTAGATGAATTGTAATAAAACAAAATACGTCGGTCGTGATGTCGTGCTCGAATATGCGATTGGCTGTGGTGATACGTTACCAGCATCGGCGGACTGGAAGGTTTTTGGCTCACTACGAACCAAAGAGTTTAACCTGTCTTGGGATACAACAGATGGCACTGACGCTGACTCTATTGGCGCACTGCGTGAGAACTTAGCAACATTCCAGAGTTTGTCTATTTCTGGTGATGGTGTGTGTAAGGCTAGCGGTGCTGGTGCTCAAAACCTTATCGACTTAACTAAGCATGTTGCAAACCCTGTAGCGACAGATGGTCAACCTAAAGCTTGGCTACGTATGACGTTCCCAGATCTTACGTTTACAGCATTAATGCTTATTTCAAATATGAGTCGTTCAGCGCCATACGATAACGTTGTTACTTACAGTATGGAATCATCAGCTACCGCTTCTGACTTTGGTTTGATTGTTGAAGATACACCTGATGCAGATGCAGCTGATGTTGTTTCTGTAACAGCTTATCCTGACACGTTAACCATGGCAGCAAACGATACTCGTCAGCTAGCTGTAGCGGTTGAGCCTACTGATGCACCTCAAGGTGTGACTTATGAAAGTGATGACGTGAATGTTGCAACCGTTACTCAAAACGGTGTTGTTACCGCAATTGCGACAGGTAGCGCAGTGATTACCATCAAGTCAACATCGAACACCGCGATCACAGATACAGTTGCTGTAACAGTATCTTAAAACCAGCAGGAACTCTAAGGGTGAAGATTTTATCTTTAGAGTTCCAAGTTAACTTCTCTTGGTGAATTATGATACTGACGGATATTGGTGAAATAGGTGTTCATTACAAAGGTAACACTTATATTCTTAGGCCATCTCTCTATGCAATGACTCAGATAGGCGATAAAAAAGAGATACTTCTTTCTTACGCTATCGTAATGAGTGAATTTACCGACAAGAAGTCAAAATGGCGTCAGTTTAATGAGGCGTTAGCGGTTATTAATTCATGCAGCGAAGTTGATCTGTCGGAAGTGTTTGGATACTTAAATGAAAAGCGTAAGTACGTAAAGAAAGCTGCCAATTACACTGACGTAATCGCCATTGCTAGATCATTGCTAAAACACGGCATAACTGGAGCGCAAGAGCCTCTAAAAAACAAAGAACCAGACCAAAGTACATACACAAATGAATTTAAGGCAAGTGAGCATGTTTCCTTGGCTATGGCACATCTTGGCGTCACAGAAAAAGAAGCTTGGAACATGACGATGACGAGCCTAGTTGGCGCTATGCGAGCTAAGTTCCCAGAACCTGAAAGCAACGAACCCGGTTCAAAAGCACCAACGAAAGAACAGCACGAAGCAACAATGGAATGGTTTGAAAAAATTCAGCGTAAGCGCGGTCAGAAATTGCATTGATATAATTGAACAAAAATTAGCCTTAGTCTTTATGGTTATAAAAATTGCTATATATTGAAGCTAATAATTAATGATATATGCAAGGACCAATGTATGAAAAAAATTAAAATCACTGCTTTGTTGTTTTCAGTAGCTCTTGCAGGGTGTGGAACATCACCAACATCTATAAGCAATGCTAAATTAGTTCCAGTAGATCAAGTTTTAAATAAAAATATATTAAATAAAGATTCGACTAAAAACGTAGAGATCATTGTATCAAGGGATAGTGGTGGCTTTGTCGGTCAAGGCAACTCTTACCGAGTTTATATCGATGGTAGGGCAGTTGCAGACTTAGATCGTGGTGAATATTTTATCGCTTATTTACCACAAGGAAGGCATATATTAAGTGTAGAGTCCGTTGGTTTCTTTAATGATGTAATGAAAGAAATTGAAGTAAACGCCTTTGATGGTGATAAGTTAAAGTTTCGGTTAGGCGCAGATCACTCTGGAGATTATTTTATCTACCCAACCGTTTTTTAGTTTTATTAACGTTAACAGCCCCGCAAATGCGGGGTTTTTTATTATCTGGAGTAAGGCATGGCTATTGATGCTGGTACCGTCTATTACACTGTTGATGCAAACACGCAAAAGGCCATTGATTCTGCTAGTGAGATTAAAACGTCATTAGAACAGATGCAAACGGCTATGGCTAAAACAGATTTACAAACCAAGCAGTATGTAAAAACGCTTACAGATGCAGGTAATAGTATTTCCAAGGCTGGAGTTGTCCTAGATGAGTTCGGCAACATAAATACCCAAGCTACAGCCAAGATGCAAAAGCTAATGGCTATGTCTGATTCGTTAAATCAGAGACATATTCAACTTTCTAAAACAGCGACAGGTGTAAGAACTGGAATTGCAGGGATAGGACGCAACGCAGGCCAAGCGGCGATTCAATTCCAACAACTTATTGGTCAGATCCAAGGTGGTCAAGATGCCATGCTGGCCTTGTCAGCTCAAAGTGCTGACTTAGGCTTTGTTCTTGGCGCTCCTCTGCTTGGTGCTGTAATTGGTATCGGCGCTTCTCTGGCCGGAATGCTGATCCCAAATCTATTTAAAACAACTAATGCACTTGAAGATGTAGAAAAAGCGACTGAGCGCGTAAAAGCCGCTATTACTCTTTCATCAGAGGGCATCACTGGTTATTCAGAACAAATGAAAGTTCTTGCTGGAGTATCACAATCTCTAGCGAGAGTTAAGTTAGCTAACTTAATAGCAGATCAAGCTAATGCTATGAAGATTGCTGCTGAATCTGTTGGTGATGAAATTACAGACGCACTAAGCAGACCTTTCAGTTCGTATGCTAGCAACATAAAAGATATTTTTGGCACAACATCAGCTTATGCCTATGAGGCAGCGGCTGAATTGCGTGGGGCGGCTAACGAATTAAGCTCTGGGATCACAACTGAAGGCATTGATAAACTAGCTAAAGCGCTTGAAATGGCAATTGATGCTGGAATAAATAACACTGAAGCTGGTCGGTTAATGGTGTCTAACATGACTGATCTAATTGCGAAATATAAGCTTGGAGAGCTTACAATTCAGCAATTCAAAGAGCAGTTAGAAAAATCCGTAATCACATTTGACGATGTAGGCAAGGCTGCAGAAAAAGCGGCTAACAATCAGAAGAAATGGGCTGACAATGCAGAAAGGCTATCTGTTAGAACGGAAGAGTTACGCTCTAAACAGCTTGAGCTTGAAAAAGCTATTGCCATCAAAAAAGCGACAGAAGAAGGGGCGACTCCAGAAACAATCAAGTCTATGGAAGCCTCTTACGACAAAGCAATTGCAAATGAGAAGGAGGCTGAATCAGAAAAAGCACTGGCCAAATCAAAAAGAGACAGGGCCGCGGCGGAAAGGGATTCCAAAAAAGCGTCAAAGGATTTCATCAAGAATTTTGGTGATGAAGATTTCTCAACAAATGCGGATACCGAAGCAACTGGGTTTAGCCGAACCATAACGAGCACATACGACGAAGAAACCGCGCTTGAGAGGCTTGACCGAGAGCGCAACCTGATTCAGATGTACCAAGAGCTTGAGATCGGCGACGCACAAGCACACGCCGATGCAATCAAAGCTATCGATCAGGAAATTGCTGACGAGAAGAAAAAGGCGCTAGATGATCAAGTCAAAGAGCAGCGTAACGCGACAAACGCTCAGTTAAATATTTACAGCCAGTTGTTTAGCGGCATGCAGTCACTGACGTCAAACATGCTTGCCTCAATGGACGAACAGTCAAGCGGTTACAAAGCCATGTTTGCTGTAAATAAGGCGTTCGCAGTTGCTCAGGCAATTGTGTCGGCTGAATTAGCGGCAGCTCAGGTTTTGGCTCACGACGCCGGGATTATGGGGATGAGCGCTGCGGCAACATCAAATGCAATCAGGGCTATGGGTTACGCCTCAGCTGGTGTTATCGCAGGTACGGCGATTGCTGGTGGGCGCTTGTATGGCGGTGCAGTTCAAGCCAACGGCATGTACCGAATTAACGAGAACGGGGCGCCGGAAGTGTTCAACGCGGCGAATGGACAGCAATACATGCTACCGAACACGCGTGGCGAGGTGGTGAGCAATAAGGACGCCTCTGGAAGTGGCAGCACCGTCATTCAGGTTAATATCTCAAGCGACGGGTCAGTTTCCACGGACGGCGGGTCTATGATGGCACAATTCGGCAAAGAGATCGGCCAGTTCGTCGAGGCCAAGTTCAAGCAAATGCAATCACAGTCAATGCGCCAAGGTGGTGCTATCTGGCAGTATATGCAAAAAGGTAAATAATTATGCCACAGGTATTTGAATGGGCCCCGTTGATTGAGTTCTCGGGGTCTTCTTCTTTTCGCACTTTGTCAGCCAAGTTCGGTGATGGTTACGCGCAAGAAGTTGGTGACGGAATTAACACTAAGTCAGACTCATACTCTCTTCAGTTCAAGGGGAGCTTTGAAAAGATAAAAGCCATCATGGATTTTATTGATGAGCATAAAGGGTGTGTACCTTTCTACTGGTCACCAAAAGATTACGGCGATGAAATGTTGCTCTGGGTCTGTAATGGATACAGTAAAAATAACATCACACATGGAAAAGACGCTGGTCTTTGGTCGCTATCTTGCGCATTTGAACAGAGGTTTAACCCATGATCTTAGAAGACGTACAAAAATTAACGCCAGGTAACTTGGTTACTCTGTATGAGTTAGATACATCTGAGCTAGGTGGTGATGTTCAGCGCTTCCACAATTACGATCATTCAATTATCTACTGGCAAGGTAATGCTTTTTATCCTTGGGCTATAGAGGCATCAGGATTTGAAAGAACCGGTGACGCACAACAACCAAACCCATCACTCACAGTCGGCAATATTGGTGAAGATGGTGCAGGGAATAAAGTTACTGGAGTCATTACCGCACTTTGTCTCGCTTTTGATGATCTAGTAGGTTCAAAGTTAATCAGGCATAGAACGTTTGCGAAGTATCTCGATGCGGAAAACTTCGGAGGTGTTAACCCAACAGCTGATCCTGATGAGCATTTCCCTGTAGAAACATGGATTGTTAGCCAGAAAGAGCGAGAAACACCGGAAGCTATTTCTTTTGTATTGGTTTCTCCGTTAGCTATCGATGGTGTTCAGCTTCCGCGAAGACAGGTAATTGCCAATGTGTGCGGTTGGTTAGTTATGGATAGTGCCGGCTATGGTGGTTATCGCGGTGCTGGGTGTGGTTATACCGGTTCTAATTACTTTGATAAAGATGGGAATGTGGTTACAGATCCGTCCCTTGATAAGTGTGGTGGTCGAGTATCCGACTGTAAGAAACGGTTTGGTGAAAACAAGCCATTATCATACGGAAGTTTCCCATCAGCAGATAGGTTGAGCTAATGAGAGCGCATATCAAAAAAGCCATCGAGAAGCATGCTATTGCCGATTATCCAAGAGAGTGCTGTGGCGTGATCATCGCCGATGGTAACAAGCAAAAATACATCCATTGCAGAAACATTGCTGAGAATAACCTTGATTTTAGACTCTCGGCAGAAGATTACGCATCTGCCGAAGATGTTGGTCAAGTTCTTTCAATTGTTCACTCACATATCGATCGTGATGCTTACCCATCTGAAGCTGACAAAGTCAGTTGTGAGCAAACAGGTATTCCTTGGCACATCGTATCGGTCGGCTGTGATGCTGGCGATTCAGATCCATCAGTTAGGCAATGGCACAGTTTTGAGCCGACAGGTTATGAAGCTCCATTAGTCGGGCGAGAGTTCTTCCATGGAACTTTGGATTGCTATGGACTAATTCGTGACTTTTATTCGCGAGAAATGCGCATAGAAATACCAGACTTCGATCGGGAAGACTTCTGGTGGCAAAGAGACGATGCGCCAGAACTGTACTTAGAGAACTTTGAAAAAGCTGGATTCTATCAAGTTGATGATGCACCGAAGTTTGGCGATGTTGTTTTGATGCAATATCGGAGTGACAAAACCAACCACGGCGGTGTTTATATTGGTAATTGCAGCTTAAAAACCCAATCCGACTTACATCAAGTGCCAAACGCATTACTTCACCACCCAATGCCGAGATTATCAGAAAGAGTTGTTTACTCTGGTTACTGGCAGGACATCACAAGAATGATAGTGAGGCA